TGTCTCCGTGTTTCTTGATCAGGTATTCGTAGTGGGCTGGTTCTGACGATACGGCGAACTCGTGTGCGATCCAAATGGCCTGCCGTACCTCGGGCCACCGGAGTTTGTTGTCGGCGCGTGCGTAGATGAAGCACGAGCCGGCTTTGTTGTTTGGCTTGACGACCAGCAGGCGAGTCGGATCGTCGGCGAAGTAGTCGATGAAGATCTGGCGCTCGCGGCAGCCGTCGCGGCCGAGCGCGTTGGGCCGGACGAAGCTGATGTGGCCTGGCGTGACGCGGCGGTCGTAGAGATCATCGGCGTAGCGCGCCAGGGCCAGCGCGTAGTCGTTTGCGGTGAGCGGCTTTGGTTTGCGTGGCATCAAGCACTCGTTGTTTTGTGGTTGAGTCGGCGAGCAACTGGCAATGCAACTGGAGCATTGCTGGAATCAACTGTGCTACTTGAATCAACTGACATCTCCTCGATAACGTCTACTAGGCAGAAGCGATAGTCAAACTTGAAGCGCAGTTCTTGGTTGATCAGCTTCGAGATGTCGCCGTCGGTTGCAGCAACGACTATTGCAAGACTGCCAGATGCCATGCCGTTGAGAAAGTTCCTGATCCTGATGTAGTCAGCCGCTGGAAGTCCAGATGTCACAAGATGGATGAGATAGACTTCGCGTGGCCTCTCATCTATCCACTTCAATTGGTTGAGCTCGTTGATAGGTGGCACGCCGACGTCCATCTTGCGCATGAGTGCCTTTTCAGCAATCAGTGTCCCGAGCGCTAGTGCTGCGTCTCCTGTTGGACTGCTGTGCAACAAGATCGTTGATGTGTAGTTGCCTCCAATCCTGAGCTCTTCACGGATGAACTTTGCTAGTGCGCGACGCTGGTTATGAGCTGACGCAGCTTTGAAGCCGGTAAGCTTGTTCCCAACTATGTAGCGCTCGAACTGAAGTTCCTCGTAGTTCGTGCCGAGATAGCGCAGTGGCAACCCGGCTTGCATGCATGTCTGCTGGTGCTCATTCAGCTTGAACCAGTGAGCATTTGTCTTCAATACGTTCATAGTTATGCCTCGCCTTCTGCGCGTAAAGCATCTCGATCGTTGAATTCAATAACCTGCACGTAGTCGTTGATGTAGTCAAAGACAAGGGCGTTGACGTTGCGCATTGATTCTACCTTGCAGACAATGACGGTAGCTGCATTCCTGCTCACTCGTTGATCTACAATGGCTTTAGTCCAGCTAGACGCTGCGGCACTCATTTGTGCTGCATTGATCTCGATCACTACCAGCTTCGAGTCTTTGATCTTCGAAGCGAGCAGGCTTGCGATCTTTGTTTTATCTGGATCGCTCTTGTCATTGAAGCCAAACGCGTTAAGTCCGTTTAAGTCGGACTGAGTCAGCCATGTTGATCCGCTGAGGCCAAGAGTCAAGGCTGCGTGAGCCGCGTATTGTCCTGTGAAGGCAATCAGGCAGCAGTTTGAGAACGCTTCTTTTGTCGCTTTGATGAGACTTTCATGATCACGAATCAACAGCTTGAAATGACGTTGAGGTGTAAACGTCAAAGCATCTTCGAATGAGTCGTAGATGCTCTCGTCCAGAGCTGACCACGTTGCGCAATTAGAACGCTTCTTGCAGTAGATGCATGGGCCACGGCCTTCGGTCTGCATAAGCTCGTTATGCGACAGAGCGTCGGGGCATGTGATATCTCCTGTGCTTAGCTTTCCAAAGGACTTGAGCAAGCTCAGCTTGTTGTCGTTTGTCTCGTGAAACTTTGCGATGTCCATGTTATGTCTCCTTGTTAGAACCTGATGATCTTGTTGGGTAGTGAGTTATTTGGTGTCTTGTTGTTTGGTGTCTTAGGTGTCTTGGCTGTGTTCTCAATCGGCCCATCTAGAGCATCGATGAACTTGATCATGAAGATATACTGTCTACCACATCCTATGTTGCTGACGCTCTCTTTAGTCTGCCTCAAGAAAGCTTTGACTACGCCGCTTTCGACGAGTGGGTTAAGATTGCGAAGCACAGTGCGTGTGTTCAGTTCAGTCAGCTCTGCTATCTTTTGGACGTCAGCGAATAGACCGCGTGATCCGCTGGTAGCGATGAGCAACGCGATGTGAGACTTCACGTTGCTGCCGAGCTTAAGCGATAGCGTTGACCGTATTACATTGAACGTGTTCTCTCTGTTGTCTTGGTGTCTGTTCATGCGATCACTGTTCCACTGGGATGTTTGCAATGATGCTGTCGCGCGATGCCTTGAGCTTGCTCAAGACCCACTTGAGCTGCTTGCGCGTGACTAAGACCTGAGCTGTCATAGTCTTCGACTTGCGCTTACCGTTTAAGCGTGTAGCTGCTTGAACTGCGATCGAGATCTTCATTGCGTCTTTGTCTAGTGTCTTAGCGATGATTGGCATAGTGTCTCCGCGGTTAGTGGTTGGCCGAGCTTCTATTTACAAAGTGGTTTGCCCGACAATAAGTAGTTAGGCATAAATTTCTTCTAGCATCAAAAGTTATTAGGTTGGCAAAACGCGGTTAGTCAATCATAAGTTTCCATGTGGTCAGGATGACAGAGAGTCCTCCTAGAAGGACAGAGAGTCCTCCTAGAAGGACAGAGAGTCCTTCTAATCAATGACAGAGAGTCCTCCTAGAAGGACAGAGAGTCCTCCTAGAGGGACAGAGAGTCCTCCTAGAGGGACAGAGAGTCCTCGGGCCGAAACTGAAACTAGTGAGCACGCATTGCTGGATGTTAGTTCTTCATCACTGATGATTTCGGCGTTGTCCTATCGCTCTCTATCTCTCATTCTATCTCTCTTTATATTAGGTTCAAAAAAATATGAATTTCACATTCTTTGAACTTCACTGAAAGTGCACTTCAAACGTTAGAAGCTACTTTGAAGTTACAGTACAGTGTGGGCGCGAAGCGCCCACGACGCTGGGAGCAAGCTCCCAGCTTCTTTTCTTTTCAATTTGAGATCTTGACCGAAGGTCTACCTCAAGGTTGACGGTAGCCTGAGCATACCATAGGCCTCCGACGGTTGTTATTCGGTGGGCGCTTCGCGCCCACGGCTGATGGGTTGAGGTCTTGACCGCCGCCTGGACTTACCAGCTTTCCAGGCCTTCTCAAACCTGTTCACTTTCCGCCCGGCGGGCCCAGGGTGTTTCCAAGAATGAGGTCATTTTGCACAGGTAGATTGAGTCATCCTTGCACCTAGGGTGCAAATCCTTGGGGCCAAAACTCAACTAACGGTGAAAGGTGCCCGTCTACCCAACTTGGCCAAAAAGCACCTGTTTTGGGCCCAGGATGAAACTAAGTATCAATCTTACTTTGGACACAAAAAAAGGCCCTGGGGACGAACCCCAGAGCCTGAACTTCAGCGACCTCGGCCGCCACCCTTCTTTCCACCCTTGCACGGCATAGACTGATCACCGCCTTTCTGATTCACCTCACGGCTGCCACCATGAGCAGGCTGAGGGTCAGCGCCGCCACCGACCCAGTTGCCAGGCCTCGCCAGAACCCGCGACTAGCGGACTCCGACTTGACCCGTTGCAGTTGCACCGCGACCTCCTTGCGCGAGGAGTCGGCCAGCGTGGTCGCCCGGGCCTGCGCCGCGAGCGCCGCCGAGTCGAACGCACTGGCGCGACCGAGCGCCTCGAGTTGATGGGCCTGCAGCGCGACTAGGTCCTGGCAGGTTGCGAGCTCGACGAGCAGCGACTTGCGCTCTTCGAGGTGGGCAATCACCGAGCGGAACTCCGCGAGTGGGACGACCGCTGAAGCAGTATCGAGCGGAGCACAACCGCCGTTGTACAGGCGCGTGTCGGCCGTGAACAGCGCAACCGCCAGGACCAGCCACATGTCAGTTGCTCCCGTCTGCAGGAGCCTTGAGATCCTGGGGGATGACCTTGGCGACGGCCCCACAGAGGCCGATCGTGATCAAGATCCAGGGTGGGATGTTTTCCTTGAGTTCCGGCAGGTACTGCTGGAGCGACCCGACCGCGATCACTGCGTAGAGGGCGTAGCTCGAGTAGTGCCGCCAGAGGTTAGACCACTTCATCGCAAGGCCCTCCTGATTTGGATCATGCACGGGATGCCGCGCTCGATCGCTTGGTGAATCGGCTCTTCGACCAAGGGCAGCGCCAGTCGGCTCTGCAGCACTTGATACGGGTTGGACAACGGGCGCGACAGCCCAGGCAACAGGCAACCCTCAGTGTCGTCGGCGTCGTTGCCAGCGTGGATTCGGATACCACCGAATCCTGGCACGTCGAGCAGCTGCAGGGTGAAGCGCTTGAAACGGTTCGACCAGGTCCAGGCCAAGACGTACGAGCCATACGGGATCGCAGTCTTGCCCTTGACCTTCCAGCGCGCCACCCAGGCTGCGCGCTCGGCTGGATCTTCTGGCGCGTTCGATGGCTCGCGCACGGGATCTTCAGCGCAGTAGACTGTCTTCTCGATGCCAGGACCAGTGATGATTCCGCCAGTCCCATTGGCGTGCAATACGTCGCGCGTGAGCGTATACAGCAGTGCATTTGCGCTCATTTGTTGGCCATCTGTTGATGATTGTCAGAGACGACATCGATCACATTCGACACGGCCCGGCCACTGAGGTCGAGCACGATACCGCGCTTCGCAGATGCGGCTAAGTACATGGCTCCAGCGGCGAGCATCACCTTCAACACGTAGGTGCCCATGTCGAACAACCAACTGCGCATCGATGCTTGCTGGTTGGCGGCATTGATCGCCTCAAGTGCATCGAGACGCGGTAGTACTCCAGGGCGGCTCTTCGCACGGTCATACGTGAGTGCTTCCAAGATCTCAGAGCACGTGTGTTGCACCTCATCAATGCGTTGATGCAACCGCGTTGTTTGCTCTTGCTCACATTCTGGAGGCATGGTTCACCTTTCAGTTAAGCTGCTGGGGCGGCTTCGGGTTCAGGATTTGAAGGAGCTGCTGGCTTCGCACTCACTGCGGCGTCGAGCCTCTTCTGCGTTTCCTCAACTACATTTGCAAGCACACGCAGCGCCTGTGGATTCGATCCATCGACACGGGTGGCCTTGAGGATGTCGTTGATGATTGTGTAGTAGATCTTGTCTTCCACGCTATGTCTCCGTTGTTCTGATTGTGTTGCAGGAGCGGTTGCTCCTGCTATTGAGTTGATTTTTACCAGTTGTTGATCACAGTTTCTTCGATCCGACAGTCAAGTATGATGGTGGTACCGCTACCGCTATTCATGCTGCCAAGGATCAAACCAAGGTTTGATACTGATCCTAACAGAGACTTAGTCGATGATCCGTTGAAACCGTAGTCGATTGTCGGAGTATACGTGAACGAGTCGCTGATGTGGATCGTAGTGCCCTTGATTGTCCACAGGTAGTTGCTGCCACCGTTCCAGTACAAGCCAATATTGAAGATGATCTCAAAAGCGACATGCGACGTATTGTTAGTACCAACGGCACTTCCAGTCACCTTGTAGGTGCGCTGGTATCCGAATGGACTCGAACCAACGCCTGTTGGCAGCGACAGTGGAAGGTTGAATGTTCCACCTTGAGCATTAGCTGCAACTGTGATTGTCTGACTGTAAGCATACTGCCTGGTCTTTGTTCCGTGGTAGACATAGGAACTTATGACGTTGGAGGCATTCACATCACCCGTTGTGGTAAGTGCTGTGGCTGTGATCAAACCATTGAAGTCAAATGATGGAGATCCTGCATTATTGTGGAACGTAGTTACATCAGACTCTTGATAGATCCACGCGTTTTTAGATGAGGCGCCAGTGATCCAGATCTTGCCTTCAGTCAGATACGATCCATAGCTGCCGTTCGTCGAAATAAAACCACCCGTGCCACTCGCGAACAACGAACGGTTGGCGTTGAGAGAATCACCATCTTTGTCCAAGAACGAACGGGTATCAATAGATACCGCGCCAGTGTTGATCTTCAAGAAACCAGCGCCAGTTGTCAGCGTAGCCAAGCTGGTCAAGATACTCGACCCTGCCTGCTTGCTGTTGAACGTGTTCCAGTTAGTCGACGACAAGGCACCGGTTGTTGATGTCGACGCGAGTGCGAGTGATATGGCTTGCGCGGACAGAGATAGACCGTTCGCTGTGCCAATCGTCACAGCTACGTGCTTATCAAAGCCCAACTTCTGGATTGCTTGCAAGATCGTGTCGGTAGCAGCTATTGTCCCAGATGTTGCTGTGTAACCAGTCAACACCTTGCCAATGACTGACGCGTTGTCTAGCGTCACAGTGATTGCTGTTGCGCCAGAGCCTGTGGCCTGTCCAGACAGTGTGATAGTCTGATTCCCAGTGAGATACGATCCCGCAGGTTGGATCCCAGCCTCGGCCAGCGTGTTGTTGATCCAGGCTGTGCCCGACCACTTCAGGATCTCGCCAGCGCTGTTGGCGGTGATCGTCACGTTGCTCAACAAATTTAGAGTCGGCATCGCGTGGACGTGGTCAGCGCGGGCCCAAGTAGTTCCAGTACCAACAGCAGCAGTACCAAGCGCGGACGGAGTAGTTGAGCTGATTGCAGCCTGCACTCTTGCGTCTGCACGAGCATTAGTGAAGTAGAGGTTCGTGCCCTCCGTCACCAATGTAGTTGTGTAGTCACCGCTGGCTGCTACGACGGCTCCAGTGCGTCCAAACACGCTGGTGACCGGGAAAGCGATCGATGCATTAGCAGCCGCAGTCAGGCGCCCTTTGCCATCTACAGTGAACGTACCAACTTGTGTAGTCGAACCATAGGAGCCTGCAGTGACTGCTGTATTTGCTAGGGTCACTGCAATGCTAGTTGTGCCAGAGCCTGATGCATCACCTGAGAGCGTGATTGTCTGGTTACCGGTCAAGTAGGTATTCGTGTCCAATGCCCACGTATTAGCAGCGGTCTTCTTCAGGAAGCCCGATGTACCTGCGAGAGCTTCAATAGCTACTAAGTCGGGGTAGCTCTGTGTGGTCATTGAGGTGTAATCAGCTGTAGCTGTACCCGAGTCCCACAGCAGCGTACCTGTTGGTGCTGTCGTGATCACCGTCTCATTGCCAAAGGATGCACGCTCGACGAGGACCTGAGCTTCGATTACCCAATAACTGCTGGGTATGAACAAGTAAATACTTGTCGTGCCGCCAGCATCTTGATATGCTTGTACACGGCCAGATCCTGACCAATCGCCATAAGTCCAGAACTTGGCAACAAATGAATCTCTATTACGGAAGGTCATCTGAGCGCGCCGAGTATTCCCGTTCGTTGGGCTCCAAGCGTGCTGGACTAGATCCAAGTAGACGACATCGTAGTTGGCCGAATCACTTGCGCTCAGCACAGCAATTTGTTTCCATGTACCTGTCGATGTAGCAGCACTGTTCAGAGACATAGTCTTCAGATTGCCGCGAAGCGAATCAGCGCTGAGCCCCGAGCCTGTTCCATCGACTGTAAGTAGTTTGGCAAGAACATCAGCAGCTGTGTAGGATGATGTGTTCAGCTTCGCATTCAGCTGACCCTGCACCTTGCCAAATGCACCAAGAACCGTGTCAGTTGCTGCCAGCGCAGTATTGGAGCCAACAGCATACCCCGCTAGATCAGTCCCAAGGACACGAGCCTCCGTGAAGTACAGGTTTGTGCCCTCAGTTACTTGACTGGTCGTGTAGTCTCCAGAAGCCGCAACAACCGCACCAGTCCTACCAAAGACAGAAGTAACTGGGAAAGCAATCGCAGTATTCGAGGCACTTGTAATCCGGCCCTTGCTATCGACTGTGATCGTACCTACCTGCGTAGACGATCCATAGGTGCCAGCTGCCACAGCAGTGTTCGCCAGTGTAACTGCACCTGTGCCTGACAGAGTTGCATCACCTGAAATCGTCGTGAATGCAAATGTCGTAGATCCTGTGGCAATCAGAGCTTGACCAGCAGTCTTTCCACTGATGGCATGTGTCGCGCTGTCCAGCGCGTGAACTGTAGGCGTCCTAGCGTCAGAGAGCCGAGAGTCATTGCCCACGCAGAAGCTGGTAGAAGTCGTCCCAGCGAGACTAGATACATCTGCCCAGACAATACCGCTTGCTGACCACGTGTCAGTTGCAGTGCGCCTAGCAAATCCAGTTGTAGTCAAAGCTGCGATAGCCGTCAAGTCACCATCGAGAGGCTGGTATGATGTTGTATCCAATGTCCATGTGTTTGCAGCGGTCTTCTTGAGGAAGCCTGTAGTTCCAGCAAGCGCCTCGATAGCAACTAGATCTGGGTTACCAGCAGCAGATAAGTAGCTCGAAGTAGTTACTGTTGTTCCGTCAGCAAGCACAAAGTTAGAGCTTGTGCCATTCCACGCAAAGCCAAGCGTGCCACTGCTTGTCACTGGAGATCCTGTGACTGTGAAAATGCTAGGTGCTGACAAACCAACGCTGAGAACACCATCAGCAGGGCTAAGTAGCTGCTGCCAGTTGGCAAGTGTACTTGCTGGAGCAGCCTTCAAGATAAATGACGTGCTAATGTCAGTGCGTACTGCAACATCTCCTTGTTGAGCGTCTAGTGCAAGCATTGCTTCCTGTGACGCAACTACGAATGTCTCAACGATTGTAGTAGCTGGCAACTGCGACAGCGGAACCTTGCCACTGACATCCAAAGTAGCCAGGCCGCTTGCGACGCCCTTCTGCGCGGTGATTCGTGCGTCGGCTCGGGCATTCGTGAAATAGAGCTTAGTGCCCTCGGCAACGTCGGTCGTCGAGCCGTTCGTGTAGGCCTTCGTGGCCCAGCCCGTGAGCGCTCCAACAGTAGTCGCCTGCGCTGCGGTTAGGTGGTAGTACTCGCCAGAGACGCCGCCTTGCAGGCCGCTCAAGTTGTTGTGCACTGAGATCTCGTCCAGCTGATCTTGAATCGATGATGTGACACCATGGACGTAAGACAGCTCCAAGGACGTCGTATCTAGCTCAACCAAACCATCAGCGATATCGGAGGCCAGGGCACGAGATCCTACCCACGTCGTAGCTACAATGCGGCGTACGTCGGCGCCACCGATGTCGGAAACGCCTCCAAGACCAGCAGCGACGGCACGGCCCTTGACTGTGCCAGCGGGCATTAGTCCAAGCTTCGCGTTTGTCACGGCCTCTGCTGCAATCTTCGCTGTAGATATTCCAGCGTCCTTCACTTCTAGCTGCGACGCGTTGTTCCAGTCAATCGTGACGTCATCCACAGCAACAGATTGTCCATTGTTGCCGCCAGCGCCGTCTTCAATGAACTCGACGTAGCTAGAGTAAATCACGAGACTTGTTGGGCTGTCAGTCATCCTGATTGTGATAGTTCCAGCGTCAGCCAAGAACCTGAACTCATTGATCGTCACTGCCTCAAGCGACACAGGCTGAGTCAACGGATCTCCGTATGTCTCATTGTAGACATCGACATCGCATCGCAGCCAAGCTGAGCTGACATTGATGCCGTTTTGATCCAAGCTCTCAATGACTTCTTCAGGGATTCGCATTACACCACCTGCCTTGCTGTGATATTGCCGTAGAAATCAGCGTAGCTAAACGTGCCGTAGCGCGCTTGTACGCATAGGTATATCGCCGTCGTCGCAGTGCAGACAAAACGCTTCATTGGCACGCTTGCGCTGACTGTGTCATCAGCAGTGTTCACGCGTAGGGCTTGTCTTTGATCCCAGCCGTCTTCAGCGATCGTGGCAGACGATGAAGAGATATTCGCAACGAAGCCGGGAGTATTCAGGCCGCCAGTTGGCGCAATATGCGCGTTGACTCCAGCGCATACATCCCACGTGCCTGCTGAGAGCGTAAGAACGAAGAGGTTATGTACGTTGGAGTCTGTGTAGCGCACGCGCTCGTCGTAGGAACGCGATTGCTGCTCGTAGCCAAGAGCTGTGGCTGGCACTGCATTGATGCGCAGCGTCTTCCCCGCCACCCCGTTCTCTTCGACGATCGTGATATTGTCACCAGCGGAGATCTTGTCCTTCAGATACGACAGAACTGAGTCAGTGGAGCTCGTCTTCACCTTGCCATTGGTATTGCCCGTTGTCGCGATGTGCATCTTCACACCTTCAGCGTCGGTCGTCTCGGTGATGACGACGCCGGAGCCGGCCTTGATCTTGGTGTCTAGGAAGCCAGGCACTGTGTCGGAGCTGTTGACCTTGGCCTGGTACGTGTCGCCAGCGCCGGGTTGCACTTCAGCGCGCAGGTGTTGTCCACCACCAGTGTAACCAGTGATCGACCAGTGGACGCTGTCAGTGTCCTCAAGCTTATCACCGAGGAAGTCTGGGTCTGCATCGGATGACGTGACCCCAACAATGTTAGGTGCAATTGACCTAGCCTGTAGCTTATTGCCAACAACCTCCAGCACCACAGTCTCAGTCGATTCGATCTTCTCGTTCAAGAAGCCGAGGGCTGGATCACTCGACCGCGCCTTGATCCGACCGTCTAGGACGTTGTCCGCGTCAACTTCAGCCTGCAACTTGATGCTGCCGCCGTCGTTGACGGACGACCAAAGCACCGTAGCCGAGTGCAAGACCTTCTCAGACAGGAAGCCAGGAACCATGTCGCCAGACGTTGTCTTGACATGGTAGCTGTCAGTGTCGTCGCCGCTGTCGCCAATGGCTTCGACGTAGTCTCGCGTGGCAACCAAGACGTTTGTCGGAGCGTACAGCGCGATCTTGTACAGCCCGGGCTCCATGAAGTACTGCTGCGACGTGCCTGACGGATCGAGGACGATCGGCTGCGAGATCGGTATCGTGAGCCCGGGATCGGCAAACACCTGCTTTGGCAAGGTGGTGCTCCCGGCAACGTAGAAGTAGAGCTTTCCACCAGAGAGCGGCTTGCCGTCAGGATAGTGGAAAGTCTGGACAAAAAACGGTGCTGTTGCTGCCATGTTTCTCCCTTAGACCGTAAAGGCCCAGTTGTCGCCAACCCAGACGCCAAACCCGATGATCCCAAAGTTGATGAGTGACGGAAGCACAAGGCGAGTCGCGTTGTGCATGTGCAGTGGAGTCACTTCTCCGATGTACAGAACACCTTGACTTGGCGTCTTGTAGACGATTGTCGAGCGCGCTGAGTTAGACGGCTTAACTGCCGACGGCAAGATTGACATCGATGGCCAGCTGCTGTCATAGCCGTCAGAAGTCACGAGCAACGTTGGACTGTCACTAGCCTGCATCGTGTAGTACGCTGGGTCATTCGCAAACGTATCCACAATCACGTCATCTCGATACACATCGCAATGTGGTGTTCCTCCAGCTGCGTACCAGTGGAACCTGACGTTCGTCACCTCGATCCCTTCTTCTAGCAGGTAGTGCGTGGTGAGCCGACCGTTGATGTCCAGCGACTGAAACTCAAGGTCAGACTTGCCAACCACCTTGCCAGTGCTGTCCGTGGTGAGGATGTTGTCGTACGATGCCGAGTTCACCTCGTTCTCAAGGAACATGTCCTGGAACGAGCTGTTGTTGCGGTAGAAGCGCTTCGTGTAGTCGTTGTCGAAGCGCACGTTCGTCAGGTTCTGGTTCGCGACGGAAGCCAGCACCATCGAAGCATTGCCGATCGCGGTGTCATTTGCGACAAGCCAGGTCGACTTCAATGAGTTCGACGTTCCCCAGACAACGCAGTTGTCGAGGTGGATGTTTCCACCAGTCTTCGTCTCAATGACGGCGTTGTTGGTCATCGCGAGGCCGACACCATTTGCAGAGAACTGGCCGGCCGCAGTGAAGTTCACGACCTCTAAAGGCGTAGCTGGGTCCATGTACAAGCGCGGAGTTGGCACATCAGACACACTAGTCATCGGCGCGTTGACTGCCATGCTGGCGACAAGCTCGCCACGGATCGTGAGACGCGTGGCGTCGATCTTGCGCGCAAGACGGTAGCTCTTGTTCATCAGCAACGCATCGCCGTGCTTGAAGCAGGCTTGGAAGGCGACGGCGTCATCTGTCGTGTTGTCACCCTTCGCTCCGAACCACTCTGGACGCGCTGGGCGCTTGCCAACGTAGGTCGCGCCGACATTGGCCAGCACATTGCTGTAGCTGATGAACTGAGAGTCGCCTGCGTAGATGACGTCCATGCTCAGCGCTGTTGCAGCACCGGTCGTAGTGATCAGACCTCCGGCCACGTCGACGTGGTAGTTCGCGGGGAACGTCGGGATGGAGCTCACCGTGTACGATGTGTCGATCAACACGACTTGGTCAACGCCGCTCGCGGCGCAGGCGGCGAGCTTAGCGATCTTCTCTTCATTCGTCTGGCCACCCATCCATGACAAGGGCACAGGGCTGACGACGTCTGCCTCGAACACAGGCTGGATGTTGGCGCCAAAGCTGATGCCTTCAGCACTGAACCGCGAGCCAGTCTTGAAGGTCATCGTCAGGCCGGAGCCAGCGTGGAAGAAGCTGTCGAGGTTGCACCGGATCGAAGCGCCGGCGTTGACGGTCGTGTTCTGCGTGTAGAACGACTGGCCCGTGAAGAGCGCGTCGCGGTTGTGCGTTGCAGATGCTGCCGTCACCTTGTTGAGGGCAGCAGTCTGGTCGACGTTGACTCCGTAGTCCAAGCCGTACCAGCGCGGGTCGATCGGGCCGTCGAACACGCGGACGTAGACATGCGTGCCACCGCCACTGGTGAGCACGATGCCATCGTCGTCCGGCAGCGTCGAGTCGGGGATCAGCTGGAACAGGCCCGCGCCGCCATCGCCCTCGGCTTCAGCGCCAGAGACATACACGAAATCAGGCACGGTGCTCAGCGCCCGCAGGTCGTTGTAGACCTTGACGGCGGCCATGCTGATGTTAGAGCCCTCGCTGAGACCGCTGCTGATTCCTGAGATCCCGTCGATCGGCTCGCGGATCTGCACGCCGTGCGAGTCCTTGAGTAGGATGCGATATGCGCCGTCGCCCAAGAAGATGTCGGCCGCACCACCCGGGTCGAGGACCACTGGGTTGGTGAGCGGCACAGTCAGGGTGTGGTCAGCGTACACAGTTTTGGGAGTAGTGGTGCCAGACTCGTAGAAGTAGATCAAGCCGCCGCTGAGCAGCTTGCCTGAGTTGTCCCACTCTCGCAGGATGTACCATGGCATCAATCCAGACATTATTTGCCCTTCTTGCGCTTTTCAGCGAGTTTGGTTGATGTTGTGTCGACTGGAGCGTCATTGTACGCCGGGCCCAAGAGATCCATGAGCCACTGTGCAGAGCTCTGCGCAGCGCTCGACGCATTGCGAAGTGCCCCAGTCTTCATGGTTGTTGCCGCGAAGTCCTTGGCCAACTTCGGGTTACGCCATAGTTCTTTGCTGTGTACGTACTTCAGCAACTTGGCAGCCCCGGGGTTCTTGTCGGCAAGTTGACCCAGCTTCAAGCGAGAACCAACTCCAAGCCCGAGAGTCGCGCCTAGAGCCGCGTCCTTGAGGAGGCCAGCCGGTAAGTCTTCTTCCTTCAAACTCTCTTCAAGAGACTTATCGCGTGTCACCAAATCAAGCACAGGTAAACCGAAAGCTCCCAAAGCGGCGCTTGCTAGAGGCATGCCGTACAAGTCACTTGGCTTAATTTCGGACGCCCGGCTGTTGCCACGTGAGTAGTAGGCGCGCTCGAGCGCGTCGTTGATCTGGTACCAAGGGCGAGAGGCAGCGTCGGCCGCGCGGATGCCAGAGATGCTGTTCAGCAACCCACCTCGAGCTTCCTTCAGTTTCGGCAGCTTGGTGACGAAGTCTTTGATGCGTGGCGCATACTCCAATGCCAGCGACTTCAAGTTCTCATCAGCGGCGTCGCGGCCATGACGAAGATCCTCACGTATCTTTCTGGCAGAAGCTTCCTGCCGCGCGGTCATGTTAGGACGCTTCAGCTCGTGAGCGTTGAGCCTGGAGATGACGTTGTTCAAAGAAGCGAGGGTATTCGGCATCTCTGCGAAGTCATCGCCAGCGCGTGAAGCCTCACGGCCGACAGGGACCACCTTTGGTTGAGGCAGGCCTTGATCGCGCGCGATACCCGCAAGTCGAGCATATGTGCCCTGCACGTCTTGTGCGCGTTGGTTCAAGAACGCGTCAACAGACGGGTCCTTGGCGATCGTTGAGAGCAGCTCGTCAGTAGTGAGATCACCACGCTTACCAGTGAGATAGTCCTTCTGCAGTCCATAGGCGTCAGCCAGGAAATCAGACCGCTGCTCAGGCTTCTTGCCACGGCCGCCCATGAAGTCGTTCCAGTCGTTGGCCTTTTCGACGCCTTCAAACTGGCGCGCCAGAGAGGCGCGGAGCTCGCGTGACTGGATTGCAGATGTGATGTCCTCAGGCAGGATCGGTGGTTCCGGTAGGCGCAAGATCGGCAGCTTCTCAGTGAAACCGGGAGCTTCACGATCCAATGACCGAATCAGCGCATCGTGTGCCTCATTGTGAGACTTCCCGAGTACATCGGCCGCGAAGCGCTTTACGTTCGAGAGCTCATCGGCGGGATCGCCTGTCTCATACGCATACTTGAAGAGGTTGGACTTGCGCTTGTGCCCAGTACCCAACGGCACGGTTCGGTTGAGCATTGTCTCGAAGTCAGAAGCATCGACAAGGCTGCCAAGATCATCAGGACGAGCGTAGCGTCGGACCAGATCATCGATCGCAACGTTCAACTTGTCGGCGTCACCGGCCCAATCACCACGGTTGACTGCTTCTCGCGCGTTCTGGATTGCGCGATCACGGACATCACGCACGCTCAGACCATAGTGCTCAGGCGAAAGCAGGTTGCTAGGCGCGTTGGCGCGCTGGAGCTTGCGCCAACGCGCAGCGACGTCGCTGTGCCTCGACTCCGACGACAGCAAGTCGTCAAGCAAGGCACGTGTTCCCTCATAGTCCTTTGCGGCCTTGGTCCAGATCGGGCCAAGCGTAGCTTCTCGATTGTCAAGCGTGCGCTTCGCCATTTCACTTGTTGTGCCAAGCAAGTCTCTTATGCTTGTGATCTGATCAAACATCGTTGGGTCATTTCGCAGTGCACTGCGAAGTCCTTCGACCTCAAGATGATCTCGAGCAGCTGGTGCTGGTTTCATGAGGCTGACAAGGCGCTCATTTGCTGCTTTCTCGTATTGCGACTCAGCAAGCTTTTTCCGTGCAACGCTGATGGCGTTGCCAAAGGTCTCAGCTTGTCTAAGTGGGCCAAGCAGCCTTGCTCCAAGATCTTTGCTACCGCGCTCTAGTTGTGCTTCAGCGCTCAAGTGAAGCGGGTTGGGCCTGTCCATCAGCCAGTTACTCGCCTTGGCTGTATAATCAACAACATGCTTACCGAGCTTTGAATCTGCAATGCCCTTACCGGCTGAGCGCGTAAGCGCACCAGCTTTAGGTAAGATTATTTCACCGCCCACCCCGAGTGCAGCTCCAAGACCGGCAGCCTTGAGTCCTTCCACGGTAGCTTCGCCGGCTCCGGCACCGTCAGAGTATGACTCAGCACCTTTAACCAATCCGAACGGAACTGCAGCCTTGGTTGCAGTCCTGACTAGCTTCGGCGCGTACTTACCAACCTTGCTGATAACTCGTGGTGCCCTCAAAGCAAACACTGCATTGAGAGGGTCTCGTACCATCTCTTGAGCGAGAGCTTCGAGTCCGGTTGTGTTTTTTGGAGCTTTAGTAGAAGCTAGAGCATCTAAGAAGCTCACGTCATCACCGAGCGCAGCTGTAGGTGAGGCGATCAAGCGAAATGGCAATGACGCGGCATCTAGCGCAAAAGCATAAGCAGGTCGCTTGCCGCCGTCACCACGTTCAAGCGCTGCAATCGTCCTCGGGAACACAGACTCAACAACCTTGTCGTACACCGGAGTGAACCGCGCTTTAGTTTTTGTGACCTGCGGTGGCTCTGAGCCAGCAGGGCGGCGGAGGACATTAGGGCCCGTAGGCGCGACAATCGGTGAGTCTCGGAGAGCAGGCTGCATCATTGGATTGCCGTTGCTGTCGGCTCGCGCTGCCGAATCTGTGTAGACGGAACCGAGCTTCTTTCGTAGGATTCCAGAAGCTACTGTAGGTTCGACGTCTACTACGTCGCCGTTTGTCAGTTTGATCTTCATCTGTTGCTCCTACTTAGAGACCTTATGCCAAGCACCGTTATAGTACATCTCAGTGTTGTTCTTGCGCAGCATGCCTTCATAAGGCTTGCTGCCTTTCTTCTTATTGTCTTTCTTGTCCTTCATACCTAACTTCTTGCGAAGCTCGTCGGCAGCACCAGCGCCACCAGCACCAGCAGCGCCTGAGGCACCAGCACCACCAGCGGGTGGTTGTGTCGCTGGCTCATTCGAAAATGGTTTGTACTCAGGGAGCTGACCTTCACCCGTGTGAGCTTCCCAGTCTTTCGAGAACTTCATGCCTTCAACAAGCTTGGACAAGTCAGACGGAGCGAACTCAGCGATAAAGTTAGTAACAACTCTCTCGAGAACACCACCGCCGTGACCGACAGCCTGCATCAAGTATTGGCGCTTCGTGGGATCCGTTTCAGAAAGCAACATTGCTAGGTTGCGCGTGCCCTCAGCCTCACCGAGGCCTTCAGCCTGTGCGTAGTTCTTGGCGAAGTTGAGCCTGAACAGCGGGTCTGTTTGTCCTGATTTCTGTTCAAGTTCAATCTGATGCACAAGTTCAGCATAGGCCGTAGTCTGCTGCGAGAACTTCGACAGCTCTTCTATCGACTTGAAGGTCGTCGGGTCAAGCTTGCCCTTGAGACCATATTTGTTGCCGACTTCAGATGTCTTCGCCGCGAGGCTGTTGACACCGGCGTTAGAAGCCGTCTTCTCTCGGGCCTCGTTCTGCTGGTTCAGTTGAGCAAGACGCTGGCTGTCTTGTGTGAACATTTCACCGATTGCCGTGGTGTTGCCACTGACCAAGTCCTGGATCGCCTTCTGGCGCGCAGCTGCAACTTTCGCTGGATACTCGATCTGCGCCTGCCTGGTCTTGCCCATGTCAATGGCGCCGGTCTCTGTGAGTACTGGCTCTGGAGGTGGCACTGTCGAGTCAGCGAGTTGGAGCACGGCGTTGATCGACTCTTGGCCGGGCTCCTTTCCAAGCTTACGTAGAGAGTTGTCAAGGGCCTGCTTGAGCTCAATGCCGTTGTTGCCGGCGGTAACGGCGTCGTAGTTGAACAGCTTCTTGTAGTCACCGTCAGGTGGGACGACGTTGCCAACAGCACCAAATGCGCTGTTGCTCTTCTGGTACGAGTCTTCGACCTTCTGCTCGGCGCTGCGGTTGTCGGGCGGGGTAATCGCGCGCGGCGCGTTGTCATCGCGCATTGGTGGCGCCGGAAGCTGGAACGCGTGGATATTCACAGTGCGTTCATCAGTAGTTTCTGGCGCAGCTTCAGGTTGAGCCTGCGCCGAGGCCTGAGCCTGTGCTGGAGCATCAGCAGTCACCGGCTTCATGCCGAGGAACTTGCGTAGTGCTTCAGCCTTCCAGTTAGGCACCACTGCCGCCTGCGTAGGCGTTTCACTGCGTGGTAGCATTGGCTCGGTCTTTGCCTGAGGCTCGGAAGCAACCTGCTGATCTGCAGGTGCCGGCGGAGCGGCTACAGTCAGCGACTGCTTCTCAGCCGGCTTCTCTTGTAGCGGATTTGCGCGACCCTTGAGCCGCTGCCACCAGTCGTTGAGCTTGCTTGACGGTGCCTCAGCTGGCGCTTCAGTGGAGAGCACATCAGCCGGAGCACCGATCGTGGCGTTGTTTCGACCAGCGGCGTTGGGGTCAGCGCCAGCCATGCGCAGCTGGTTGTTGGCCTGTTGGGTAGCGACCTGGGCACCCTTCTTTTTGCTGTACCAGTCCATCGCAGTTTGCACGTGCTCAGGTCCAAGTCCAGCAGCCGTGGCTTCCTGGTAGAACGAGCGCTCGTCCAAGTTACCGGTCGCGTCCAGGTGCTTGCTGAAAATCTGGTTGAGCTGTCGCTTCTGGTTTTCGGCGCGGTTGGCGGCGCGAGCCCTAGTTACTTCCTCAGGGTCAATGCCCTTCACGCTGATTGTCGATAGCCATGAACTGTCGTGAGGCATCTTTGCTCCTTATAGGAACGAAGCCAGTGACTTACCAAGACCACTGACCGTGTCATTGAAGATTTTGCCCTTGGCTGCGTAGCCTGCCATTTGATTGTTGGCAATGCTGCCGAAGTTGTCGTTGATGCCTGTGTTGTAACCAAGCTGGTTACTCTGGTTAGATGTTGTAGCCTGCAGACCCATGTTCGCCAGGTTCATCTTGTTGTCGATCTGCTGCTGCTGGTAGTTATTGTTGTTCGTGTACAGCTGCTGACCTTGGTCGAAGTTCGTCTTGCTCGCGTCCATCATCTGCTGGAAGGCATTGTTCCAGTTAGTCTGCGCGAACTTGTTGGCATTGTTCGATAGGGCCTTCAGCATGCCACCGCCCATGCCACCACTGGCAATCGCAGCCGCTGTAGTGGCCTTGTTCGCCTGGTCGGCGCTGTACGCAGCCGACGGGTCGAGATACTCCTGGGCCGACGTTGCGCTGATGTTAGACGCAGTCGGGTTCGTGGCCTGCGTCCGATTCATGATGTCGGACTGGGCGCCACTGAGCCCGACCGTGCCACTCTGCGAATATGGATCGAAGGCGGCCGTCGAGCCAGCCATGCCGGACTTCAGCGCGTCGGTGCCTTGGTTGACATTGTTCCGGTAGGAGCTCATGCCTCTTGAAATGGAGCTCGACTGGCCAATGCCTCCAATAACTGGGGCAGCGGCCGACAATAGACCAGATGCGAACATGTTGACCTCGTTAGTTAGTGTTCATCACAGCTGTGAAAGTCAAGTAGGCGGTGCCGGCCGGCACCACGATCGACTTAGTGCCTGGCGCGTAGACTGTTTCGCCGATGTTGAAGGCGAGCAGGCTTGGGAACGGTAGGCTGATTGAGATGTCGGCCGTTGACGCAGTTTCAACGTAGTAGACCGCGTGCATCAAGTTGCCGTTGATCACGTACTTGAATGACTTGGTCTCCTTTGCGTTGAGCACTGCGAAGGCCTGTAGCAGCGTGTCTGAGATTGCCTTGAAGTACCTGTTCCAGGTATCGCTGAAAGCCCGTGGGTTCTCTTTGACAGTGACTGGCGTGTCGATCGGAGCTGGGAAGATCACCATGTTAGAACCTGCATGGACTAGCGTTCACTAGGCACATGACCAAGATGAACGGTACTGGGTCTGTCATCGAAACGCGGAACACGCGGTTGCGGCCCATGCCAATCGCGAGGAAGCGGCTGCGCTTCCCATACTCGCCCTGTCGACCAAGTGGCGCGGAGCGCTCGTTAGTGTAGATGTAGCCAGAGTCATCTGACCAGGCGAGCTGCACGTGCGGATCGACGCCGACACCTGCTGGCGTGTCGACTGGAAGACCGAGGCCCTGGCTGCACACAAGCTGCGCCCAGTTGTACCGGACGTTCACGCCGAGCTGGAATGCAATCGGCAGTGTCTTCACGCAGCGGATGTAGTTCACGCCAGTCGTAGTCGCATTGTCGTTCTGGTAGTAGTGCGGGTCCAACGAGTAGATCGCCGAAGAGGCGGCATCGCCCATGATGATCTTCTCGAAGTTGTTAGTGCAGTACATGCCGTCCCACAGACGCAGGAGGCCGGTCTCTTGCACCAAGTGCGTGCGCTCGTGCCAGGATTGCGTCACGATGTCGTAGACGAAGGTCTTGTTGCCAGTTGGGAACTGCATCACGTAGAAGGCGTGGCCAGACTGCGCGTACGTGTAGGCCTGGCAGTCTTCGTAGGTGCCCATGGTCTCGATCATCTGCTCGATGCCACGCGTGCTGATTCGGTTTGGCTCGAAGCCAGTGTTGCTGAAGACGCCAAGCGTCCCGTCCTTGTCGGTGCCAAGGAAGAAGATGTTGTTGGCGTACACGGCAACCGACTTTGGCGCTGAGCAGCCGATGTTGATGAGCGCACCTTGGTAGCGCGCAAAGAGCTGCCCGTTGAAGTTGCCAGTGTCGTAGTGCACTTCAGTCGAGTTGTAGCCCATCAACCACAGGTAGTTGTTGCAGTTGATCAGCGCGCTGATGTTGTCGGGCTTGCCGATCTTGGCGCCAGACTGGAGCGGCGTCCAGTAGCCGTTGGGCTCCGCTGGATCGTACTCAGTCGTCGTGTCGTCATGGTCGCGGCCATAGTAGCTAGTCGACCAGTAGTACTGGTTTGTGTTGGGGATGTTGACGATGAAGTACGTGTCGAGGTAGGTCACGTGCGTTGGCGCAAGCGTGCCATCTTCAATGCCTGGGAAGTACTCGTCCGTGATCTTGGTGAAGTTGCTGTCGCTCAAGCGCAGGATCCAGCCGTTGACGCCGTCGACCAGCATCAGCAGCTTGCCGTTCTCAGCCATCGAGACCTGACCAACCTGGCTGTTGATTGCGCCGATTACAGCGCGTGAACCATCCTTGAAGATCTCAAAGACTGTGCTGCCATTCACCGAGAACGTGCGCTTGTTCGATGTCGTGAACAGGCCGCGACAAGCTCCGACGTTGTTGGTGATCAACGAGCCGAGCCGGCGCAGGCCTGGGATCTTCAACAGGTAGTACTGCGCCTTGGCGTTCTCCGACTGCGCGATCTCTAGGTAGAGGTTCTGGCAGATCTCGGTGCCGACGCTGTAGTACGGCGTGCTGAATGGCTTATTGCCGATCGGGAACACCACGGTCTTAGAGCCGGCCATCGCTGGCGGCGTGGCGGCCATCGCTGCTACTTGGTTGAAGTCAGCCATTATCGACCTGCGTAGAAGTTGAAGGCGCCCTGGCCGGTCTTAAGCCCGTTTGGCGTGGGCCGTAGGCTTCGAGCGAACAGGTTGGCCTTGATGTGCTTCATCGCGCCAGACGCCTGGATGTGCACGGCTTCTGGCAGATCCACTCCGTACTTCGGTGCCATGCGCAATGCGAGCGCCAGGTACAGCGCGCTGAAGTACTCAGGAGGATCGATGAACGGGTCACTGATGTGCTCGTACTCAGCCATGTAGCCGCCGCCAACCACGCGGATGCTCCAGCCAGACGTTAGTCCTGGGTAGAAGTAGATCGTCTGGAGCGGGTAGTTGTTGTCGACGTAGGCGAAGTTTGGCACAGCGTAGATGTTCGGCAATGCAACTTCGCGGTACATCTCCCAGGGCCTGAGCTTGAGCTTGTAGTTGACGCCGACCGCTGGATCACCACTGATGAGGATGACGTCGGTGATGCGGTTTGGGCGAAGGACGATGTCGCCGCCCACACCGAGCGTGATGCTGGGTTTGTTAGTCGTCGCCACGAAGGTCTGATCGTAGACGACGTAGTTCTTGCCAGGCAAGCTGATCTCAGCACGGATGCTATTCAAGACCAGCAACGCCTCTTGGATGACTGCATCGTCTACGGTGTCGCCGAGAGCTGCAACGCCGATCTCGCGCAGGGCGAGCTGGAGCAGATCATAGACGCGCTTGTCTGAGATCATTGATTGGTTCCCCTGTGGTTAGAAACATGAAGAGGCCTTGAGGCGTGAACCCCAAGGCCCCTGGCCGGCGCGGATGACCAGACTACCGCGCCGGCATCAGCATTACGAGCGAACGCGAACGATCCACTCGTTGTTCGCCACCTTGACGCCGTACATGGCGTCGAAGCGGTTCACCGAGCCAGGACCGCCGACGCCGACGCCACCACCGAACGAGCCCGACGCGCCGATGCTGTCGTAGTCGCGGATGAAGCGGATGCGGAAGCCGTCGATCTCGTCGTTCTCGATGATCTCCGCCATCTCCACAGCCTTCTTGGGCTTGCTGAAGGCAGGCGAAGCCACCGCGATGGCGCTCTTGTGGAACACCAGGGACTCGATGCCGCTGAGGCCGACCGCAGCGGATCCGACGACTGCAGCGCCAGGCAGCGACGCGCCAGTGAGCTGCGCGGTGACGCTGTTGACCGACGCGCTGACGTTCTGGTAGGCTCCACCATGGATTGGTGCCGGAGCGACGACGACGGAGGTCACACCGATCGCGTAGTCCGCGAGCGCCTGCACCTGGAAGGGGACGTCAGTCACTTCCTTGGTGAGCGGGTTCACGATGTAGCGACCAGGGAACTGGAACACGTCGCCGGCCTTGATCGCGCCAGTGGTCGCCGTCACGGTCAGGGTTCCGGTCTCAGCCCAGCCAGAAGCTGCGCTGCCGGCAGACACGGCCAGCGTGGCCTGCGCGCCGTTGGTGTGGTTCACCAGCGACTGTGAGTACGAGATCTCCAGGCCGTCCCAGTTGCCGATGTAGCCCTTGCGGTAGTTGTCATCGATCTTGGTGAGCGCGTTGAAGATCGTCGCCTGCGCGAGCACCAGGTTGCGGTGGGCCGAGGTGCTCAGGACGGCGTAGACTTCTCCGTCGTCGGGGCAGCCGCGATCCTGCAGGACCTTCTTGGCATAGGACAGGGTGTCCGTGGTGAGGGCCGTGCCGTAGGCGCCGATCGCGTAGCCGGCGGCGTTGGCGACGCCAGGACCAGTGGGTCCAAGGCCGTTCGTGTCGAGACCGGAGGTGGCGCTGGATGCGCCAACCGTGGAGTTCACGATTGCGCCGGCGATCGCCAGGTCGAGCTTGGCCGCGATGGTGGCAGTGGCCTTCTTGATGAAGCGATCGGAGAACCGCTCGATCTTGAGGGCCAGGTCGCCTTCAGAGAAGGACATCGGCACGGTCAGCGTGCGGTCGATCACGAGGGTGACCTTGTTCTCGGTGACGGACGAGTTGCCAGCCACCCAGGCCATGTTGTTGTCCTGCGCGACTACGTTGATGGGCTTGCGCAGGGTGTAGGTGTTGCCGAGCTGATCATCGCCGTTGCCGAACTTGTCGTTGTACGACCAGTCGACGTTGCGGGCGAGCACCAGGTTGTTCTCGAAGTTGAGCAGGGTTTCCTTAGCGATGATCGCCGAAGTGAGAAGAGCGGACATTGTTTACTCGATTCTGCTGATTACAGCATTGGTGTGGATGATCTAGGATACAACGCAGATTGCGCCGGCTCTTTGGTACATCCAGCCAAGTCGAGCAGACTATGGTGGAAGCGTGTTGGATGTTTAACGATGTCCCCATCTGTTAAGTAGTTGTTCATCGCTTGCCCTTCCGGTTGCGCTCCACGTAAGCGCGGTACTGCGCGGATGTCATCTTCGATGGATCCTTGCGCGTGGCAACTGGGATGGAACGAAGCTTCGTCGGCACGGCAGCGCTGAGCTGCTCGAGGACGTTGGGTGTCTCTGGAGCTGATTCGTCTTTCGCCTTGATGTGGCCCATCGCGTCGATGCGACCACTGAGCCGCTGGATGATGCGCACCACCTGCTGAGGTTCAGCGGAGAAGACCGCCCGCAGGAGCTGCGGGTTAGTGGTGATCTGCAGCGCGAGCTCGCCGATGTTGGGATCGGTCATGAGCTCGTACGCCACCGCCGGGTGCAGGTGCTCACCGTGCTTGTCGAGGAAGTTCACGGCGTGCTGGATCTCAGGGTTGCGCTTGACGGCCTCGGCGACGTTGTTCTTGTAGGCCGTGTCGATCTGGATCAGCTGGGCCTGGCGCTCCTTGGCCTGCTCGCGCTCGATCCAACGCTCTTCGACCTCCTTGACCGCAGCGGCCTTGATCGCCTTGTCGCGGGCCTTCAAGTACTCCTGCGGATCGTCATAGTCTTCGATCTTGATGTCGTCTGGCGACTTGATCGCGTTCAGCTCTTCAAGGCGCGCAGTCAACTCGGCGATGCGCGCATCCGAGCTCGACAGCTGGGCCTCGAGGGCCTTGCGCTCCTCGTTGACCTCGCGGAAGCGCCCGTACGGGATGTGAGACGGCTCCTGCTTGGTCTCTACCTCTGGCAGCTCCCAGGCGCGGAACGGCTTGGGAGCGCTCTCGGTAGACTCGTGGCCCTCTTCACCACCGGCTTCTTCGCTGGTGCTGGCGCTGGTGTCGACGAAGTCATCATCGTCGTGTGCTTGGGTCTCTACGGTGGTCTGGTCGTTCATATCCATGGTGTACACCTTCCGGTTAGGCTTGTTCGCCGATGTCGATGTTGATCGTGGTTGGGTTTGTCTGTGGGTTGCTCAGCTGGTGCGTCATATCCTGCTTGAAGATCTCAGTGTGAGCTCTCTGAGTCTGCAGCTGCGAGTTCACCTCGCCTCGGATCTGCTCAAGTTGACCACGGCCGAGGTTCTTGCGATCCTCGAGGTCAAGGTCGAATTGGTGGTCGAGCTGACGCAGGTTGGCGTCGACTTGGCCACGCGCGTTGATCTCAGCGAGCTTGGCGTCGCGCTGCTGGATCAGCTGTTGGTTCAACTGCGTGAGCTGTTGCACCTGTTGCTGCAACTGCTGGATGTTGGCCTGCTGTTGGCGCAGCTGGTCTTGCGACATCAGCAGCTGCTTGCTCTCGTCCATGTTGTTGGAGCTGGACGCGGCCAAGACCTCAGGTGGCACCTGGCTGCGCAGGCGATCGGCGATCTCATCAGCGCCCTGGAAGTCCATGTTGCGGAAGATGATGTCACCGGCCAGCTGCAGGAACTGCGGGTAGATCTTGCTCAGCTCGAGCAGCTTGTCGGAGGCCTCAGTGCGCTGCGACTCGTAGCTCGGGCCCTCTTGGATCATCACCGCGTAACGGCCCTTGCGCAGGTCGTGCATGACGATCTCGCCGTTCTGCTCGTATGGCGCGTTGAGCGGCACGGTGCTGATCTGGTTGTCGAGCCCCATGATCTCACGGATGTGCGGGTAGCTGTAGTACTGCGGAATCAGGTCGACGAGCACTGTGCCCGTGTACTTGATGCCGCTGTTCAGCTTGTCCATGAAGGCAAACGTGCCGATGTTGCCCTGGCTGATCTGCAATGCGATCGCCTTGCCAGATTGCGAGGATGGGACATCTTGCAGCGGATCACGGATGCCGATGTTTGCGCGGATGTCTGCGTCGGCCTCGGACGCCACGCTCTGGAACCCGACGGGAGGCGGAGGCGGGTCGACGCGCTCGGGCTTGCCACCGGCAGTCGCCTTGTAGGGCAACACCGGCAGGCCGTTGACTTCAGGGCTGAACCAGATGTCCTTGTAGTCAGAGATCATCTCGGCTTCGGTGAGCCACTGTCCAGAGATGCCCTTCGCTAGGAAGTCGGCCGTGCGTGACTTCGCCAGGTTGAGCAGCATCTGCATGTCCTTCACGTTGCGGACGATGCCCTTGTAGCGGCGCTCGCCCTTGACGTGCAGCTCTTCACCGGTGATGTACGTGATCGGCATGTACTTGCCACGGTACTCGGTGTTGCTCTCCAGGATGCTGTCGTTGCTGAGGATGTGCTGCTCCCAGTAACCAGTCTTGCGGTTGAGCCGCCAGTACTCGAGCAGGTTGATCTGGCCCTCTTGCGGCGCGTCCCCCACGCCACAGACATCGTCTAGGTCGTAGAGCTCCTTAGCGTCGTCAGTGGTGACCGGAGTCAGGACGAAGCAGTACTCAGCGTCTGAGAAGTCCTGCTTCTTCGCGGTCGGGTCGATGATGACCGTCGTCGGATCGGTGATGCGCAGGATCTCGATGTCGTACTCGCCATCGCGAGACTTCACCGGGTTGACGCGCCACGCCCCGAGACCACCACCGACGATGTTCTGCAGCGCGTTGATGTACGAGTGCTTGGCGTCGTGCTTGTACTGGATGTGCTTGATCAGGCCATCGAAGATGCGGGCTGTGTTCTTGTCGGCCCCGGCGTCCACTGGCGCGCACTTGATCGCCGGCGTGTTTGCGCGGGCGTTGTTGACGATGTACTTGACCTTCGCTTCGATCTGGTCATATACCAGCACGGAGAGGCCAGCGGCTTCGCGAGCCGCCTTGACCTTGTCGTCCCACTGATCACCGCCAAGGAACGCGATGTCTTCATCGTACAGATCGAAGATCGGTTGCCAGAATTCCAACGCGGCCCGGTACTTGGACATGGCCTCTTCGTGGAAGTCATCGTTGGCTTTCAGCGTGGCCTCATCCATGTCAGGCTGCGCTTGGCTCTGGGTTGACGTCGCCAGTTGCTTGCTTTCTGACTTCATCGATTGTCACTCCGTTCTTTTGCGCTACCTTCTCGAGGAGGAGGTCGGTGTAGGAGATCTCGCCGCGTGTGATGCGCTCCTGGTCTTCTGCAGTGAGCGCCACCATGTTGCTCTCAGCGAGCTTGGCGACCTCTTCTTTGATCCGGTCTAGCTCCTCGACCTTCTCGTAGATCTTCATCGAGTTGTGGAGCAGCTTGTTGATGATCTCGGTGATGTCGCGCTTGAGCACGATGATTCGGCCCATGTGCTTGTAGGTCTGCGGGAAGATCTCGAACTTGATCATCTCATTGATGAGCTCAGAGTCGAAACCGTAACGGCCCAGATCTTCCACGGCGACGCAGTCAGTGCCGATGGTGATGCCGTGCTGCCTGGCCTCTTGGGTGGTGATCACAATGGTGGGCTTCATGCTTGTACCTTTGTCTGGGTGTTATCGTTGGCGGATGAACGGATTGGTCGAGCCTTGGTTGCGCTTCCACTCCTTGGTGTCTACTTTTGCGACCTCAACAAAGCCCGGCACCTGTTGGAAGGCGTCAGCGGCTTCGGAGTGATGGTCGTGTTCTGGGACGTCGAGCCAGGTGCCTAGGCTCGTGGACCACTGCTTGTGGTAGCTCTCGAGGTGTACGATGCCAGCCGCGCACTTGCGCTCGTCGAAGTAGCAGTTCGCAAGCAACGAGCGCGCGGCGTTGATGGACAGTATCTTTGCGGGTGTCTGTGGAACGATGATGATGTTGCTCAGGCCGAGGGCCTCCAAGATCTCCTTCGCGTTCTTGGGCCCGTCAGACGTCATCCGTTGACGCTTTTGCGTGACGTCGTGCGGCAGGCGGTGTTGACCAAAGACGTAGCCTCTCTCTTGGAGTTGACTAACGTAGTGGTCGTACTCTTTGTCCCAGTCCTCGATGAAGTCGATGAACCGGTAGTCGATGCCGATCTTCTGGAAGAGCCACACCGCCGTGCCGTCGCGCTTGCCGATGTCCCAGGCCGTGTGCACCGGGTAGCCCGGTTGCCAGGGCACGCTGGTGATGCGGTTGAGCCGGCGCAGCTCAAGCAGCTGCTTCGCGAAGTAGCAACCCTCTTGGCTCTGGTTGAAGGCCTCGGATGGGAGGCTCGGGTACTCCTGCATCATGCTGTGGGAGTCGCCGGCGAACAACGCGCGCCGAGTCGCTAGGTACCAGTTGCGTTGCTCACGGGTGAGCGCCTTCTCAAGCTGGGCCTCGACATCCGCAAAGTACTTGGTGTCTTCAGCAGACTCGTACTCTGCATGGTCCTGTGCGTACTCTGGATTGTCATGCCACGCGAAGAAGAAGAACTTGTAGTCCTTCGGCCCAAGCTTTGTGCCAGCGGCCTTCAACTTCTGCGCGGCCTCGCAGAGCTCGAAGAACTTGCCGGAGCGCCCCTCAGCGGTCGACTCGATGAAGCAGAAGCCCTTGTCGCCGAGAGTCGGGATAGAGCCAGTCATCACCTCTTTCGCCTTCTCCGGGTACTTGGCGCAGATCTTCCCGAACTCGGACACGTGCAGATATTGAAGAGTTGCTGAACGCATGCTGGTGCTGACACGGATGCACGAGCCGTTGTTGAAGCTGAGCTCACGGACGCTGTCGCCAGTGGTCTTCACGCTGGCGTGCACCCAGGCCGGCATGTTGTCCCACGCCACCTTGATCTTGTCGGCGAAGATCTTCGACGCGGCCATGTCGTCCTGCGCGATGACGCCGGCGTTCGTGTTCGGTACGAAGATGCACTGGTCGAGCATCAAGATCTGGATCAACGTCGAGAAGCCGAGCTGGCGCGCCTTCAAGATCAGGTTGCGTCGGCTCAGCGTCTTCAACAGCTGGAGCTGCACGAAGTTCGGACGGAACTGCACGAGCTCTCCGTCCTTGTTGACGATCTTGTAGAGGTTTCGAATGCGCCACATCGGGCTATTCAATTGCTCTTTAGTCATTGTCGATGAAGTCTTCGGTGTCTGTGTCGTGCTCATCTGCTGGTTGCAACCTTGATTCTGGTGTAAGTAGCAGTTGCAGTGGGTTCAAGTTAGAACCGTCGGGGTTGCCGATCTTGTTAGTCGGCGCCTCACCAAGCGTGTTGCGGATCTCGACGAAGGCCCGGATGTCGCCGCGCAGGCCCTGGCAGTAGAGGGCCCGCACGATCGCCTGGCCCAGCGTACGAGGCTTGCGCTCGACCACCAGGTCAGGATCGAGGTCCCACATGTGCTCCACCTGCGAGCGCACCCGTTTGCTCTTGTCGTAGTTCGCCGGAAGTTCCGGTATAAACTCAACAACGCCCGGGATCTCTGCAGATCCAGCGGGCGGCTTTTGCTTGGCGATCACCTTCTTGGCGAGCTTGGCCTTGTCGGCCTCTAGCTCGCGCTTCGTCGGCAACTTGTTGGGACGCGGTGGAGCCTTCGGAGGCTTCGACTTGGTGGCCTTGACCGGCTTCGCTTTGGCCCGAGCCTTGATCGGCTTTTGGACTGTAGCTGGCATGGTGAGACCTTAGGGTCGCCGCAACTGATTCTGCGGGCGCGGTACGTTCTGTTGTGGGCGGTGCTGTGGCTGGGCGTTGACCGGCGGCCGGTACGTGTTGTTGGCCTGCGGAGGTGCCGGAGCACGCGGAGGCTCAACGACCGGAGGTGCAGGCGGTGCCGGCTGTTGCACGGGAGGCACGGGAGGTGCAACGCGTACGTCGCGTTCTGCATGGGCCGTGAGCCTGATCTCGAACGTGACCGTGCATGGTGCTGGGAATCCACGATCGACCGTGACGGGGAAGTTGACGATGCCCTCTTCCAGGTGGTCGCGCAGGACCAGGCCCATCATGGTGTCAGCCGCTGCGAACACCTGGTCGCGCCAGTCGATGTTTGGACCGGGCTTGAACGGGTCTTGGCGCCGCAGCACCTTGAGAGACAGGTCCCATGGGTGGTTGCGCACCAGCACGACCGTGCTGAGCTCTTCGAGCGTGCTGAGATCAACTTCACCGAAGCGCTCGAGTTCAGAATGGTCGAAGACGAGGTGGTTGAGGCTGATGTTCATCGTTGTACCTTTGCTGTTAGTAGACGCGGTGGATGTTGCTAGGTGTTCAGCGAGCGCGGCGGAGCTGGTCAACGACCTGCAGGCCAAACTGGAGCGCCTTGTCGGAGTCGATGTCGTCGGCCTTCGTGTCTTTCATGACCGAGGCCATCGCCATGCGCACCAGGTCGCTGAGCTGCTCGTCATCGAGCAGCGTGTAGCGCTTCAGGTGGGCCCCGAGGTCTTCCATCTCCTGCATGGTGAGCTCGGCCGTGTTGGGCCGCTGCTCGAACTCGATGGTGAGGTACTGGCCAGAGCGCGAGAGCAGGTGAGTGGGCCACGAGCCGATCAGTGTCGTGTCGGGCCCGAGCTGGTGGGGCCGAACATTCGGCAAGAACTCAGCGCCGAGCACGAGCTCCGCGTGGTTCTTCTGCAACCACCCAAGCACCGAGAGGTGCCGGGTGGAGATAACGACGTGTTTGGGCATTGGTGTCTCCGTTGTTAGTGTCTTCGTGTAGGCGCAGTTGTGGGCCCGTGTAGAGAGTTAAGCCGTTGCAGCACTAGTCGGCTGCACTCGCGCAGCACGCGGATCGCCTCGACTGGATCAGCGCGCTCTGACCACTTCCGAATGTCGTGCTCGTTAGTCGGTAGTGATGCTCCCGGTTGCACGTGCAGCGTGAACTTCCACTTCCCATCCACCAGGCCGATCGTGATGCGCTTGATCCGGTCTTGGTCTGGCACGATGCTGTTGAGAGAGCACCGGTGTTCACCGAGCTTGCCGAGGACCACGAGCCCTGGGCCCGGTGTGTACATCGTCTGCTTCAGGCGGATGAGTGGGCGCCACTGCATGATCTCTTCGACCGTGCAACCCTGCTTCAGGGCGCGCTTTGCCTCGGATGCCGCGATCCAGAGCGTCTGCGAGTCTGGGATCGTGAGCCACTTGTTGCGTGGTTCGCGCTTGAGGGCCGTGATTGCCTTCACCAGCGGTACTTCGTCTTCGCCGATCTCGGTCAGATAATTGCAGGTCCAGGTCGTGATGAACTTCACAGATCTCAACGAGAGGTGTAGTCTACGGTGCTGCTCACTATCTGGGAAAATGAGGCCAGAGTGGCTGTACATGGGGGCATCCTTTGTCGGTGTTCATTGTGTCATTGTTGTCCTAAGTTGGATGAGTTGTAAGTTGTGAAGTAGTCAGCCCTTGATTCTGACTACGCTGGTTGGAGCGCGGAGAGGGTAGGCGGTGCGTAGGCCTGGCGTGGCCGCGAAGTAGTCTATCAGCACAGTGTTTTGTATCGTGATCTCGTTTGGCTTGAAGCCTGGCACGATCGAGAAGCAGTGTTTGCAGCCTTGCTTCTCGTACCAGGTGTATTGCGCCATGTTGTACCGGTCGATGATGTCCTGGGCCCAGGCGGAGATCGTCTTGACCATCAACTGCTGGTCGACTGACGGTACTGCATTCACGTACTCGAGGGCCTCGACGTCGAAGAGCTTCACGAACGGCGGGCTCTTCATGTCGGGGTGCGGATTGAGTAGGATGAACTTGTCGACCGGTGGGTATGGCTTGTGCTCTACCGCGTGCCTAGCCATCTCGTAGGAACTCCTCGATCAGCGCCATTTCGTCGTCTACCTCGATGGACTTCACTCGATAGGCGTCGGCAGCAGGTTGCACAGCGCGTTTGTGAGGGAACGACGGGACGGGTGGTCGTTGTGGAGGTCTTGGTGCGTCGTGATGTCGTCGAGCAGGCGGATCAACTGCGTGCCGTCCGGAGATGCACCAGGCCGTGTGGTCGTGTTTGATGTCGGCCAGCTGCGCGGCCACTGCGGCTCGAACGACTTGGCTACGGCGTGCAACTGTGGGAGGAGGTGGGGCCAACGGAGGAGCAGGATCTCGGCGAGGAGCGCTGGGGACCCGAGCCGGAGCAACAGGAGCTCTTCGACTGGCGACCGGAGGTTGTTGGACAGGAGCGACGCGAGGCGTCGCAACTGGTGGTGGGCGGCGATCGACTGGAGCTGGTGGGCGCACAGGTCTTGGACGGACGACGGGTGCTGTGGCATGGTTGTTGGTCTCCTCGCGGATGAGCTGCGTAGCGGCGAGCGCGGCCTCTAGTTCTCGGCGGGCCTCGGCGTGCGACTGTTGTTGACGGATGCGCTCTTTCTTTGCGGCCAAGAGCTCTCGCATAGGCGTCGCGATCGGCGGTGAGACGCGGCGTGGGATCCGGGCCACCGGCTGGTGGCTCCGGCGGTCCTTGCGCAGGAAGGTGTCGCGCACCACCTTCAGCAGGAGGGCCAGGTTCTTCTCGTTGATCGCCTGCTCGAGGGTCTCGGCGTCGACGGTGATCGACTTCGAGCGTGTGCGGTTGCCGCGGCGGCCGTTGTCGAGCACCCCGCAGTTCGCGGCCTCGCGCACCACGAACCCGATATGGAAGCGGTGCTGTTGCTTCTGCCGGCGCGGAGGGGCGTCTGGTATGTAGTCGAGTCGTCTGGTCATGGTGTCTGTTCTCCGTGGTGTCTGTTGTCTAACTTCAGTTGTCGAGCGCGGTGCCCTTGGTGTGCTCGTCGAACCACCGGTCGAATTCGTTGTGGCCGACGGCGTCGTGGTAGGTGTGTTCGGCCTGCTCCAGGCGCTGGGCGCAACCCTGCAGGGCGACGTAGTACGAGGCGCGGTCGCGGTGGGCGTCTACCAGCGTGTTCGGCTGCGAGAGCCTGAGCGCCAGGTCGAGCATGCGCTTGTTCTCTTCACGGTAGGTCTGCAGGAGGTCGTTAGTCGCCTCGAGCTCCTCGCGCAGGTGGGTCGCGGCGGCCTGTTGCTCGGTGAGCTTCTCGCGGTCTTGCTTCGCGAGTGCGGTGGCCTCGGACGCCAGGTTCGTGATGTGGCCGATCAGGAAGAGCGCGACGATGATCGCGGCAATCAGGATTCCGATGATGATTTCGTTGCTCATGTTGGTGTCTCCGGTGGTTGGTGGTTGTCTAGTGTTGTTCAGCAGCTTTCGGCGATCCAGATGAACAGGATGATAATCACGAGTGTGATGATTGTGTATCCAGCGGTAGATGCATCCATGTTCATCAGCGCCTCGTAGGTACCATTCAGCATGTCGCGCAGGGTGAGGGCATTGTTCATGGTCGTGTCGTTCATGGTGTACTCCGGTGTCTCAAAGTGGAAGATTTGTTGGTTTCGGGCAGGTGTCTACCCTATAATAATATAATCATATTCTACGTCCATGTACATAGGTTTTTGCAAAATACATGGATTTTTACATGGAAAGTACATGGACAGTGACGGACCAGGTCCAGGATTGCTAGGTGGTCCGTCACTGCCAGGTTACATGGATGCCTTTCAAGTGCGTGGTTTGAAGTGCATGGTGCCGTTCGAGAGCTTCACGCTGGTGCGTGGATCGTTCTTGAACGGCCGGCCCCAGATGCCGACACCGACGTAGCCGCGCTTGGCGACCTTGATGGCCTCCTTGACGGCGTCCTCTCGGGTGTCGAACAGCTTGGGCCGGTGTCGCAGGCGTCCGTTCTCATCCAAGTAGGACTCGGCGATGAAGCGCAGGTGCGCGCCGATGCTGCTCGACTTCTTGCCGACGCAGAAGGCCTTCCATTTGCCCTCTGGCGTGCGCACCACGCGGTCAATGTAGTCCTTAGTCGGACGCAGGCCGAAACCGGTGGCCGACGCTGGGATCGCCTGCAGGTTGCGCTTGCGCAGGTCGGTCGGATCTCCATTGCGGAAGGTGATGTGCTGGTCGACTGGAAGCTGCTCACCATGCAACAGGTACCAGGCCACCGACGCGGCGTACACCTTGCGTCGGTTGACCGGCACCATGGAACGAGCGAGGCCCTGTCCAGAGCCGGCCTGCTCTCCGGCCCTGGCGCGTGAGTTGATGTCGACCTTCCAGACGATTGTGCGCCCGTTGTGCTTGATGTGCTCGTCTACCCACTTGAGCTCTTCGGTGGTGAACGGGATGCGTGGCTTACCCATTGTTGACTCCTGTGTCTAACGCCAGGCCTGATCGCCTGACGATAGGAATTAGTCGTCGGAGTCATATTGCGCCAGCTTTTGGCCTGCGTGCAAAACGCGGATCTGAACTTGAGCCCAGGTGATCTTGACGTGACCTGGCATGTTGAGCAGCCTGATTTTGAGATCCGTGAAGTAGTTCATTGGATGGCGTCTGGGTCAGTGATATGCTCGTCTCCTGGCAGTGGAAGTGGCGGCAGGTGGCTCGGTAGGAGCACCCTGGTGTCTGTTGGCAATCGTAGCTCCGGTGTGAAGCGCAGCAGGTTATGCAGGCGCTCTATCTCGACCTTGACGCCGTACAGCTCTACCAATGGGAGCGACTCCCAGATGTCGCAGCCGTCGCCGTTGTCACAGGCGGCGTAGTGCCGTTGCATCGCCTTGATAGACGTCGAGGCGAGCGGTTCGAACAGGAAGAGCTGTTGCTTGCCCTTGGTCAACTGGAACTGGATGTCCACTGGGACGCGGAGGCGCGCCAGCGTGCCCAGCAACCAGGTGATCTCTGTGCGGTCGTCGACAATGCAGTGCTCATCGATGCCGAAGGCCTTGGCCAAGTACTCCTTGAGTGCGCAGATGTTGCGCTCCAGCGGGTTAGGCATTGGCGCCACCTGCGTCGTCGAGACCGTCAAATTCATCGAGGTCAAATGGATCATTGACGTCGTGCACCGGTGGTTCCTCGAAGTCGTCGAAGCTCTCGTCAGTGTCTGGAGTCACGGGCTGCGGTTGCAGGTCGTCAGACATGTCGTAGATGTGCTGCAGGCCGTCGCGCACCTTGGTCAGGCGCGCGATCTCAGCGTCCAGCGCCTCGATGTTGCGGGTGATGAGGGCCGAGGCCCGGGCCGACTCGGATGCAGTTGCGTTGATGCCAAGGCCGGCCAGGATGTTGTTGAAGTCGTTTGTGTCTAGGATCATTTGG